CAAGGCCAAGGATCAGATCCTCGGCTGGGCGCAGGAAGGCGGCCGCGTGCGCCTGGCCGGCAACGGCCCCGGCCGCATGCACTGGTACGAGGGCGTGCGCGCCGACTTCTACGAGCAGCTGCTGTCGGAGATCAAGATCCCGTCGCGCCTCAACCCCAAGCGCCGCAAGTGGAAGAAGCGCACCGATCGCCACAACGAACTGCTCGATTGCACCGTCGGCGTCGTCTGGCTCGTGCGGCAGCTGCGCTTGCACCTGCGTCGGCCGGCGCAGTGGGACCTCGACGAAATGCGCTTCCGCCAGGCCTCGCTGCTGGTCGAAGAAGCGCCCCCCGTGCAAACGTTTGCGACCGAAGAGCCGGCCGCAGATCCCGAAGCGCCTTCGGACGACGACCACGAACAAGAGGAAGCCGCCTCCGCCGGCGACGACATGCCGGCGACGGATACCACCGCGCAGCTCGCCCAGGCGCGCCTCGCTGCGCTGCTGCGCAACCGCAGGGCTGCCCGCCATGGCCGATAACCTGGCCGAGATCCTCGCCATCGCGCGGCAGGAGATGCCGGATGTGCCGGCGTCCGATTGGAAGCGCGTCGAGCGCCTTATCCGCCTGACGTTCGGTGGCCAGCGCCCATACATCGCCGCCCACAAGAAGCGCCGCCACCTCGAGGCGCTCGCCGCGGCCGACGAGACCGCCGACGCCCAGCGCATGGCCGCAATCCTCGGCATCTCTGTGCGCCGGATCCAGCAACTGAACAAGCTCAAGTAGGACGGGACAGGCCGGCGCCCGATCCTGCCGGCCGAACATGGAGAAACGCAATGAACCAACTGAAGTTCGCACTCAAGCAAAAGGTCACCCTCGCCGCCAGCGGCGAGTCGGGAGAAGTCATCGGCCGCGCCGAATACACCAACGACGAACCGCGTTACCTCGTCCGCTACAAGGCGGCCGACGGCCGTTGCGTCGAGAACTGGTGGCCCGAATCGGCGCTCGTGGCGGCCGAGTAATCCACATTCACCTGACTGCCCACGAGCGGTGGGCAGTCACAATTGGGAGAACATGCATGGACCTGAACGAACTACGAGCCGCCAACGTGACGCGGTGCGAGGAAGTGTTTCATCCGCTCGACGCGTGGTCGCCGACCGACTGGGCGTGTGCGCTCGGCGGTGAGGCTGGCGAAGCGCTCAATGCAGTCAAGAAGCTGCGGCGGCTTGCTGACGGCAACAACACGGCCAAGGATCCGCAGACGGAGGCGGGTGCTATCCGCGCCATTGCCGAGGAGATCGCTGATACGGTGATCTACGCCGACCTTCTTGCGGCGCGCCTCAGCATCGATGTCAGTGCCGCGGTCCGTGAGAAATTCAACGCAGTTTCCGAATTGCGCGGATCCACCGTCTTCCTGCGGGACGTGCATGAGGACATGACGAGCCAGGCGCTTCGTGATGTGCTGATCGAGCGCCGCCGCCAGGTGTATGGCGAGGGATACGAAACCGCGCACGACGATCAGCACGCGGCCGGCGAGCTTGCCCAGGCGGCAGCCTGCTACATCCTGGCGTCGCAGAGCATTCCCGTCGCCTGCGGATCCTCGTCACTCTGGCCGTGGTCTGCCGATAGCTGGAAGCCCGGCGATCGCCGCCACAATCTGAATCGCGCTACCGCGCTGCTGCTCGCGGAACTGGAACGCATGTGCCGCGCCGAGGCCGTCGATACGGAGGTGGCCCATGGCTGATAGCGTCATCGTGTATGGGCCGCAAGGCTGCGGCAAGACCCGTAATGCGCGTCGTATCGCCAGGGCGCTCGGGCTGAAAAGAATCGTCGACGGATTTAGCTTCGACGATCGTCGCTTCGACAAGCAAGACACGCTGCTGCTCACGAATGAAGAGCCGCCCGCGCACGCACGGCGTGCCATGAGCTACGACGACGCGATGCGCCGTGTGCGCGCTCGGGCGGAGGGTTCTAATTAGTAGTGCCCCGACCATTTTGCCGGCGCCGGCAAAATGGTCGCCCTTTCCCCGGCGAAATTTTTTGCCTAGTTTTGCGGAGCGCTCGCTGCCAATCTGCGCGGCATGAGCGATCCGACCAACGAACCGACTACCTTCCGCGCCGGCGATTCCGTCACCTGGTCGCGGCATCTTCCCGACTACCTCCCCAGCGCCGGCTGGGCGCTTAAGTACCGGCTGCTGTGGCCGACCGGCACAGCGGTCGCCATCAACGCGTCGGCCGACGGCGAGGATCACAAGGTAACGCTGACCAGCGCGAATACCGCCAACTGGGCGGCAGGCACCGCGACTCTCGTCGCCTGGGCCGAGCATGCCGACGGCAGCCGCGCCACGCTCGAGCAGCAGACCGTCTCGATCCTGCCCGATCTGACGACGGCGGCGAACTTCGACAGCCGTACGCAGAACCAGAAGGCGCTGGCCGATGCCCGCACCGCCCTGGCTGCCTACGCCGCCAAGGGCCAGATCCATGTCGCCGAGTACGACATCGCCGGCCGGCGGATGAAGTTCCGCACGACCGACGAGATCACGAAGCTCATCAATTTCTACGAAGGCGAAGTTACGCGCGAGCGGACGCTGCAGGCGATCGCCGAGGGCGGTTCGCCTGGTCGTGTCCGCGTGAGGTTCTGACATGGGACTCCTCAATTTCTTCCGTCCGCGCGAGACCGCCGCCGAGCGTGCCGCCTGGCTTGACGAGGCAATGCGCTCGGCCACCTCTCGCGCGCACGATCGCTACCTGCAGGATCTGCGCACCGCCGGCCGCAGCTTCGAGGCTGCCGAGACGCCGGCATGGACCGAGTCCTGGGCAACGCACGCGTCGAACATCAACGAGGACCTCGCGCGCCAGCTGCCGACGATGCGCGCGCGCACGCGCGGTCTCGCGCGCAACAACGAATGGGCGATCAGCTACCTGATCAAGCTCGACGACAACGTGCTGGGCGAGCAGGGCATCCGCCTGCAGATGCGCCTCAAGGATCGCAAGGGGCAGCTCGACAAGGAAACCAATCTCGCGCTCGAAGAAGCGTTCTACGACTGGGGCGAGGACTGCGAAGTTTCCGGCATGTCCTGGCGCGAGGTCGAAAGCATGGCGCTGGCCGCGATGCCGCAGGACGGTGAGCTGCTTTATCGCTTCATCAAGGGTTCCGGCCGCTACGGCTTCCAGATTCAGATCCTCGATGCCGGCGTGCTCGACGTGAACCTGAATCGCAACTGGGGCGGCAACCGCATTCGCATGGGCGTCGAGATCACCGACACCGGCCTCCCGGTCGCGTACTGGCTGCGCGCGACGCGCGTCGGCGACACCGCGTCCGATCTGATCGCCGTCGGCCGCCATGTGCGCGTGCCGGCCGATCAGATTCGGCATTGCTTCCTCAAGCGCGAAGTCGGCCAGCTGCGCGGGTATCCCTGGCTCGCCGGCGGTGCGCGCCGGCTCTGGTTGACGCACGACTTCGAAGAGTCTGCCGCCGTGGCCAGCAGCAACGCGGCCAAGCGCCAGGGCTTCTTCTTCAGCCCGAATGGCGAAGCGCCGCCGGGGTTTGCTGACACTGTGGTGTCGAGCGTGCTGGAAGCCGCCAAGGCCGCGGGCAAGGTGCTGAGTCCCGACGAGATCCAGGCGCTTACCGCCGCGGCCGAGAAGTACGCGACGACGGTGCCCGGCCAGTTCGACACGCTTCCGCTTGGCTATCAGTTCCAGGCGTTCGAATCGAAGTGGCCGAACGTCAACGCCGACACCTACATCAAGCAACAGATCCGCGCCTGGGCGGCCGCACGCGGCGCCAGCTACGTCAGCCTCGGCAACGATCTCGAGGCCGTCAACTACTCGTCGGCGCAGGTCGGCATCGTCGCCGAGCGCGAGCATTACAAGGCCATCCAAGGCCTGTTGCGCGACTGGCTGCACGCCGAAGTCTTCAAGGCCGCGCTGCCGTACATCGTGCTCAAGACGCCGGGCCTCAAGGTGACGCAGCTCGCCACCTATACCAAGGCCGCCACCTGGCAGCCGCGCCGCTGGCAGCCGGTCGATCCGGTCAAGACGGCGAACGCCAACGAAACCAACCTGCGCCTGCGCCTCACCAGCCGCCGGCGAATCATCCTCGAGCGCGGCGACGATCCCGACGAGATCGACGCCGAGATCGCCGAGGAGGAGAAGCGCTACGGCCCGCTCGACTCTGCGCCCGCGAGCGGCAAGCCGGCCGACGACGCCGAGGAAACCGAGGAAGGCGAGGGTGCTGCAGCGGGCAAGAAGGCGCGACCGCGCTAGCGAAATTTCTTGCCTAGTTTTTTCACCTACGGAAAACGAGACTACCGCCCATGACAAACGCCACTCAGAAACGCCAGCGTATCGACGGCCAGCTGCATCGCAGCCTGCCGGCGACGCTTACGATCCGCGAGGCAGAACCCGGCCAGGCTGACGACGGCCTGCTGCGCCTGCGTCTTTCTGTTTCGTCCGAGGAGCCGTATCTCCGCTCGGCCTGGTTCGACGAGCCGTGGATCGAAATCCTTGGCCACAAGGAAGGCGAGATCAATCTCGTCCGCCTCAACGGCGGTGCCTCCGTTCTCGCGAATCACGACCGCTGGACCGCTGTCGGCAACACGCCGCTGGCAGCCATCGGTGCCGTCGAGCGCGCGTGGATCGAAGGTAATCGGCTGTACGCAGACATCATCATCAGCCGCCGCGAAGCGCTTGCCGATCTGCGGCAGGACATCGCCGACAACCTGGTGCGCAACGTTTCGATCGGCTACCTGATCGACGAGCGCGTGCTGGTCAAGTCGAACGCCGACGGCAAGCCCGACGAATACCGCGTCACGCTCTGGACGCCCTTCGAGATCTCGCTGGTCGACATCCCGGCCGATGCCACCGTCGGCCTCGGCCGCTCGGCCGATTCCCAAGAATCCCTGCCGCGCTATCGCGTGGTGGACATCTCGCCCGCCGTGGGCACAACTCAAGGAGAACGCTCCATGCCTCAAATCACCGACCCCGCGGCGCCCGCCAACCCGGCCGCCGCTCTCGAAACCCGATCCGCCGTCGACGGCCTCGCCGCCGAGCGCGAGCGCGCCAAGGAAATCCGCGCCCTGGGCCGCCAGTTCAGTCTGACCGATATGGCCGACACCGCGATCGACGCCGGCACGTCGGTCGACGCCTTCCGCGCGCAGGTCCTCGAGCAGGTCCGCGCCTCGGGCAACGGCCGCAGCAACATGCGCGTCGCCGAGTCGCCCGAGATCGGCATGTCCTCGCGTGAGGTCGAGCGCTTCAGCTTCTGCCGTGCGCTGCTCGCCGCCTCCGATCCGATCCACGCCCACGAGCTGGCGCCGTTCGAGCTGGAATGCTCGCGCGCCGCCCAGGACAAGCGCGGCGACTCCCGCGACAAGACGCGCGAAGCTGCGCTCACCATCCCGGTCGACGTCCTCGCGCGCGGCATCGCCGTGCCGGACAACGTCGCCACCGTTGTCATGCAGCGCCTGCTGGGCCGTGGCCGCGAAGCCGGTTTCCGCGACCTGACCGTCGGCTCGGCCACGGCCGGCGGCAACCTGGTCGCCACCGAACTGCTCGGTTCGAGCTTCATCGAGCTGCTGCGCAACGCGATGGTTCTCGACAAGCTCGGCGTCACCTGGCTGCGCGATCTCAACGGCAACGTCGCGATCCCGAGCCAGACCGGCGGTGCGACCGGCTACTGGGTGGCCGAGAGCGGCGCGCCGACCGAATCGGCGCAAACCGTCGGCCAGGTCACTTTCACGCCGAAGACCGTCGGCGCCTTCACCGACTACAGCCGCCGCCTGCTCCTGCAGTCGTCGATCGACGTCGAAGCCTTCGTCCGCGCCGACCTCGCTAGCATCATCGGCCTGGCGATCCAGCTGGCCGCGCTCAATGGCTCCGGCAGCAACAACGAGCCGACCGGCCTGCTCAACCTGTCCGGCGTTGGCTCGGTGGCCGGCGGCGACAACGGCGCCGCGCCGACCTACGAACACATGGTCGACCTCGAATCCGCCGTCAGCACCGCCAACGCCGACGTCGGCAACCTCGGCTTCCTCACCAACTCCAAGGTGCGCGGCAAGCTGCGCAAGACGCAGGAGTTCGCCAGCACGAACGGCAAGGCGGTCTGGACTTCGGGCCGCGAGCGCGGCATCGGCGAAGTCCTCGGCTACGACGCCCTCGTGACGAACTCGATGCCGAGCAACCTGACGAAGGGCACCGCCAACGGCGTCTGCTCGGCGGCCGCCTTCGGCAACTGGGCGGATCTCGTGATCGCCATGTGGGGCGGCCTCGACGTGATGCTGGATCCCTACACCGGCGCCACGTCCGGCACCAAGCGCGTCGTCGCCCTGCAGGACGTCGACATCAACGCGCGCCACGCCGCCAGCTTCGCCGTCATGAAGGACGCGCTCACCGCCTGATAACCCACGCCCGGCACCAGCGCCGGCCGCCCTGCAAGCTGAGGGCGGCCGGCAGCAACCGGCGAACCAAGGAAACCGAACATGCCCAAGCTTCTGATTACCGAATCCTGCACCGTCAATTACGGCGACGACCGCGGTGGCGTCCATGAGGACATGGGCGCCATCGTCGAAGTGTCGAAGGACACCGCGCGCGCGCTGACCACCATCGGCCGCGCGCTGTACGTCGAGCGCAAAGAAGACCCGGACAAGAACGCCCGTCACACCGCCTCGCGCGAAATGCTCGCGGCTGCTGGCGAGTTGCGCAAGGCCAAGGCGCCGAAGCCCGAGAAGTAATCGACGATGCAGCTCGATCTCGCCTCCGACCTTGACATCCTCTACGCCGACTTCGGCGTATTGGTTGTCCATACGCCGCAGGGCGGGGTCGCGAGCGCGCCGGCGCTGGCGCTGTTCGACCAGCCCGGAACCGAAATCCTCGGCGGCCAGTTGCTGGCCACCGACTACGCCCTGCGCTTCCCCGCGGCCGCGTTTCCGAACGTGCGCCGCGGCGCCCTTTTCACCATCGCCGGCGGCAGCTACAAGGCGCGCGAAAGCGCGCAGCCGACGACGATCGATGGCCTCGAGCACATCGTTCCCCTGGAGCGCGTGGCATGACTGCCAGCGTGATCGAAGCCTACCTCGCGCGCGTCAAGACCGTCCTCGACGGCCATACGAGCGCCGCCGCGAGTGTCTTCCGCGGCCTGCGCGACGGCCTCGACGAGGAGGACATGCCGGGCATCAACATCGTGCGCGACGACAGCGGCCACGACCGCCTCAGCGATAACGGCGATCGCATCGCCGCCAACTTCGAGATCGAGCACTTCGCCAAGGGCGACGACTATGAGACGGGCGTGGATGCGCTGCACATGGAAGTGCATGCGCTGCTCGCCGCCGATGCCACGCTCAAGACGCTCGGTCGCGGCCTGCGCTGCACCGGAACGAGCGTCACGGGCGCCGGTGCGTCCTGCACCGCCGGCAAGCTCACCGCGCGGTACGAAGTAAAAGTTTTCGTGCGTCCGAGTGACCTCACTCGGGCCGTTTAAGGAGAAATCAGCATGATCAACTTCGGTAGCGGCAAGCTCGTCGCGATTCCTACCCACCTCGCGGACGGCACGGCGATCGCCGTGCCGACGCCTGTCGTCCTTGCCTCGCTGCAGGACATCAGCCTCGATATGTCCGTCGACATCAAGACGCTCTACGGCGCCAAGCGCTACCCGATCGCCGTCGGTCAGGGCAAGGGCAAGATCGAGCTGAAGGCCAAGAACGCAGAAGTAGACGCCGGCGTCGTCGGCTCGCTGTTCTTCGGCAAGGCCTCGACGGCCGGCGTCAAGGCGGCCGTCTTCGATCAGGCTGCCACGATCCCTGCCGATCCCGGTCCCTACGCGCTGACGATCGATCCGCCGGGCGAGGGCACCTTTGTTGCTGACTTGGGCGTGTTCAACGCCACCACCGGGGCGCAACTCACGCGCGTTGCGTCGGCGCCGGCGACAGGCGAATACGCGGTGAACGACGCCACCGGCGTCTACACCTTCGCCGCCGCTGACGAAGGCGTTGCCATCAAGATCAGCTACGAGTACAGCGCCACGACCGGCGGCAAGGTCTGGACGATCACCAATGAGCTGATGGGCTATACGCCGGACTTCGCCTGCCTGCTGCAGAACGAGTACGCCGGCAAGAAGCTGGTCTGCAAGTTGAACCGCGCCGTCTCGGGCAAGCTGGCCCTGCCGTTCAAGTCGGACGACTTCGCGATCTCCGACTTTGAGGCCGAGGCCTTCGCCGATGCCGCCGGCAACATCGGCTACCTCTGCATGTACTGACATGATGACGACCGTTATCGTTCGCCCGTTGCCAGGTGCGCCGCTGCTTGTGCGGATCGCCGCTTGGCTGCGCGGCTTGTTCGCCATACGCTTCATGATGCGTCTCGTCGGCGTCGAGTGCGTTGTGCTGGAGGGGCGCGTCTATGCCTTGCGCGCGCGCCCCCTGCGAGTTATGCGCGAACTGATGCCGGCGATCGTACGTAGCTCGCAGCGGTTCGCCTCCCTTCAAATCGACGAGGCGCTGTTCGACGACATCATCAAGGTGGTGGCGCTGGGTCTCAATGTCCAGATGCGCACAGTAGAACGCCTCTCGGTTCCGCTATGGGATCTAGCGCTCGTTGTCGACCGCATCGCGCGCGTCAATGGTCTGCAGGTCTCCGATGACTACGCCGACATGGGAAAAGTCGCGGCGGCGTTGATGGCTTCGATTGGGACGGCCTCTATGCCTACCTCGTCAGCGCCGCCGGATGGACCTGGGATCACGTCGACCAACACCTAACCTTGCCGCAAACCAATGCGCTACTCCGCCACTGGAAGACAGTCCCGCCGGCGGCGGTGCAGCTTAAGCGCATCGCCCTGGCGCTCGGCATTCCTGAGCCGCGTGTGCAAACGCTCGCACGCTCACCGCAGGACGCTTTCCGTGAAGCGATCGCTGCCGGCCTGCCCGTCATCGAGGGGCGTCCCGATGATCCGATGCTCGACCTCCTGGACTGATCATGGCTGACGACAACCGCGCCAAGATCGTCGTCGACGGCGACGTATCCCCCTTGCGACAGAAGCTGCGCGAGGCGACCGCCGACCTCAAGCGAATGGGCGTCGAAGGCGAGGGCGCGCTGTCTCGTATGACGGGGCCGCTCGGCTCTCTGCAGTCCAAGTTCATCGCCGTCGGCGCGCTGCTCGCTGGCGGCAAGGTCTTCGGAGCCGCCGTCGAGGAGTCGAAGCGCCTCACCGGCGAGGCCAACCTGCTGGCCCGCGCGCTCGGCATCAGTGCCGGCGAGGCGAGCGTGCTCAATGTCGCGCTCGGCGACATCTATGTCGGCGCCGACGACTTCGCCGCCGCGGCGCTGCATCTCGGCCGCCAGCTGCGCTCGAACGAGGGCGACCTCAATGCGCTCGGCCTCAAGACGCGCGATGCGAATGGCGAGTTCCGCAACATGCGGGATCTCGTTTTCGATGCCGTTGCGGTCCTCAAGTCGTACAAGGAGGGCACCGACCGCAACCTAGCCGCGCAGACGCTGTTCGCCAAGGGTGCCGGCGATGCTGCCAAGCTCGTCAGGCTGCAGGCGGATTCGATGGAGCAGGCGCGCATCAAGGCAGAATCGCTCGGCCTGGTGATCGGCGTGCAGAACGTCGAGGCGGCGAAAGAGCACAAGGCGGCGATGAACGACGTCGACGACGTGCTCAGCGCGATCAAGAAAACCATCGGCGACGCTGTGATGCCGGTGCTCACGCAGTTCGGCAAATGGTTCGCGGAGGTCGGCCCGGTTGCGGTGATCGCCTTCAAAGGTGCGATTGGCGGGCTGATCTCTCTCTTCTGGCTGCTGAAGGCCGCTGTGTTTCAGGTTGCGGAGCTGCTTAATGCGCTGGTGGTGACGTTTGCTGAGCCGATTATCGGCGTCGCTCAGGCGGCCGGTATGGCCCTCACTGGAAATTTCAGCGGTGCCGGTGAGCGGCTTAAGGGAATCGCCTCGAACACGGAAGCGGCATGGCGGACCGCGTTCACAAATATGGTCGCCGAAGGGCGTGCGACGGGCGACAAGATATGGAACCTCTTTGCTCGCCCTGACGCGATGCCGAAGCCCGGCGGCAAGGGGCGCGGCTATGTGGCCCCGCCGAAGGATGAAAAGGACAAGGAACCCAGCTTCATGGCGACCTACGAGGCGCGCCTGGCGGAGTTGAAGAACGTCTATGAGCAGGAGAACGGCCTGCGCCAGTTCAGCAAGGAACAGGAGCTGGCCTACTGGCGTGAACTGCAGGCGACATACACGCTGACCTCGAAGGATCGCCTCGCGATCGCCAAGCGCACGGCGACGCTCGAAGTCGAGATCCGGCGTCAGGCTTCCAAGGAAATGCGCGACCTCGAACAGGTCGCTGTCGATTCCCGACGCAACGCCGCGCTGGCGCAGATTCAGTACGAGGAACAGCAGGCCAAGTTCGCTCGCGAGAACGGCGAGATCACCAAGAGCGAGCTGGTGACGCTTGAAGAGGACTTCGCGCGGC